GTGGTACTCGATACGTCCCCCGTCTCCTTGTTCCACCCGTGGCCGATGACGACCGATGCCTTGTCCTTGGTCTTGATGACGAAGCCGTATTCGTAATTGTAGGACAGCGGGGATTTGTCGTTCTGAACGTCATGCATCGTCCGCCAGTTCGGATTGGTAACGGCGTCTATCCATTCGACGCAGACGATCCGGGGCGGTTTCATACCCTTACGACCTCGCCACGGAAGCACACTCGGCCATCGTCCATGACCCGGACTAGTTCGGGGTCCAGCAGTTCCCCGTCCTTGAACGTCAGCACGGCAAAGCCGGAGCGCCAGTTGACCGGCTGATATTCGGTATAGTCGAACGGTTCAGTGTACGGCTCGGCAAGGGTGCCGGTGTCCACGCCCCACCTTGTGCCGTTGTAGTCTGAGAACGGCGTCACCTTGAGCGAGTGTAGGTGCCCCGTGACCATCGTCACCCCGGAATTGAGCGTATTGTTATGGGTGGCGTGTATGCCATTCTTGTACCTGTGACGGATCACCACGTTATCGTTGACCCATACGGACCAGCACGGGAGCCATTCGGGGAAATGGTCCTTCAGGCTCATGCCCTTCACGCCCTTGACTTCAGGCACCATTTGGGCAAGCCGGGCTTCTAAGCGTGAGTCGTGATTGCCGAGGGTCCAGAATCGTTTCGCATTCCCGCAGGCCTTGAAGATTTCTCCAAGACGTTCCGAGGCCGCTTCAAGTTCCTGAACTAAGGGCGGGACTTCATCCCAATTCTGCGGCGGGTGCCTGGATATGGTCGCGCCGTCGATCACGTCGCCGTTCATAACGACGGCCTTCAGCGTTCCCTTGCGCGCCCATTGCTTCGTGTAGTGGAGCAACGCCCTGTGTGCCGTTGTGACGACGCCGGGCCAGTAGTGGCAATCGGAGGCGACGATAACCACACCATCCTTCACATTCAGATCGAGCCTGCCGGGGTGCTGCGGGGTCCGCGTCTTTCCCGCAACCGATACTCCATTAGGCCCGACAATCCGGCGTCCTAATTTCCTCTCCATATTTCGGCGGCGGCAGTGGACGTTCGTAAGGGCCACACCCATAAGCCTGCTGATAGCGGCCGGGCCTTTGGTTTCGTACAGGTAAACGAAATCGGAATCAGAACAGGACTTTTGATTTCCTTGTGCCACAATCACGCTCCAGACTGTTCATCCAAAAGCAGCTTTAGGAAGATCGGCGCCGGGATGACTTCGGCTTTCACCGCGCACCCATCATTTATGAAGGCCACCAAAAACGACGGGATAACGGGCGGTGGTGGCGACGGTTTCCTGAAGACCATCACCTTGTCGGCTTTTTCGTCGCTTGCCGGTGGCAGAGCGTTGTAGTTACGCATGAATACGTGACGTTGCTCGTCGCTTAGGGGAATCGCCCGCGCCGATGGGTTGCGCTTCAGAACGTTCTCTATCCAGACGGACTCGACGAATTGTGGCTCGCAGGCCAAAGCGCCGCCCGAGAGCAACACTCCTGTTAAGACAGCGGCGATAAGGCGCATGATGTTTCTCCTAATCTATGGGGCGACCGCGAAGCACAGAACCGCCGTCACCGATATTGGCGGAACCTGCCGAGCCACCGTCGCCGGTAATGCGACCGTCGCCGTCTTCTGGCTTCACGAATCCAAAGTCCTTTTCCATGGCGTGTCCTTTCTATCTGGCTACGTTTTTGATCTTCTCGAACGTGCGAAGGGCGCCCATGCCGAGCATCCCGAACATGAGTTCCCATAAGATCGCGTCCAGTGCTGGCGGCATTGGAATGTTCCAGCCGAAGATTCCCGCCAACCACATGACGACCGGCGTTACCACGTACTGAAACGCCAACGCGGCGGCGCAACTCCATCCGATCATCGGGCGCCAGCCAGCGACGAATAGATTGCTGTTCTGCGCCTCTGCCTTGTTCACGTCGATTTGTGCAAGGTCTGCGGCCTGAAGCTGGCTGAGGATGGCGTTGATCGCCTTCGTCTTGGCTTCGGGGTCGGGTAGGACGGCACCGAGAACCTTTTCGAGGATGGGGCCAAGGACGGGAATGAGGGCCGCGAGCATCACTTGATCCCCTTGTAAAAGACGTGGTTGCCGATCTTGATTTCCGGTTCCTGTCCCTCGATCCAACTCGCATCCGTTCCTGCAACAAGGTAGTGCCTGCATCCGTTCGTGGGGTCGGGCACCAAATCAGCGAACACCATCGCCGTCGCCAACAGGCATTGGCGGAAGCCCTCGGATTGCGTGTTCAGGTATTTCAGTTTTGGGAGGTTCGGATCGTTCGGATTCCAGCATGAGAACTGCGCGGGCCTCATGCAGACTTCTTCGGGGGTATCCCCCCTGTACTGCGTTTCGGCGCGGTTGCGAATGACCCAAGCCACCGCGACCCTACCGCCTTCCGGCTCGCCACGGGCTTCCCCGTAAACCGTTTTGGCCGTGACTTCCAAATCCTTCGGGGTGAAGATCATTTCTTGCGACCCTTAAGCCAACGCTGAACCGTGTCGGTTTCGTAAATCCGAATGCCCGTCCATATGATCGTGAACAGCGCGGCGATTGCCGGAAGCAGACCAGCCAAAGCACCGACGACCGTGGCGATGCTCGCGGCGTCCATAACGTGTTTTGCTGTTTCTGTGTTCTCGCCCATCGCCTATTCCTCCGTCATGGGCTGAACGCGGCAACCACCATCGCCTGCTGCGGCTCCGCCTCGCTCGGGTTGGGGGTTGCGGTTACGGTCAAACTCGATTGCGCCGTGGCGAAGGCGTCGGAAGCCCCGGTGTTGCCGTTGGCGTTGTTCTCGACTACCCCGTCGTATTTCTCGGTAAGGTTCGTCCAGGCCCAGGTATAGGGGCCGCCGGAACCCGTGGTGGTGCCCCATGCAACGGCGCCGATGATCGCCCCTCCCGCCTCGCAATCGACGGTCCCGGTCGCAGGATTGGCCGTCGATGTCAGTGTGTCGTGGGCTGTGACGGAGCCACCGTACATAGCCCACACGCCTATTCCTGCCCGGTTCTGCGCTCCCGCGAACACGACGACGATATCCCCCGTCGTGCCCGATGGAACGGCGGCGGCCCATAGTTCCATGTGAGCGCCCGATGACGCCCCCGCGAACGCTCTCTCGATAAATGTCGCGGAAACCCCCGCAATAGTGACGGAGGTATTGTTCGCATCCGTAGAGCGCCAACCGGAAACCGCCACGACGACGATACGATTGCTCGCGGCCGTTCCAATGTCGCACGTCGAAAACGTGTACGTCGTCAGGTCGGAGGACGAACTGTAAGCGTTCCGATAAGAAAGGGTGATCGGTCCACCGCCGATCCGCGTTCTGCGTCTCGAACTCGGGCCGCGTACCGCAACCATCAGCGCAACTTCGCCAAAAGAGTAAAACGAAGTCCCGCCCCCGGCGTACCAGTCGAGCCGACTTGCGTTACCTTGAAGTCGATCCTGTCGCCTGCCGATATAGTGGTATTGGTGAGCGTTCCGGCCGTAATTGCATTCGTCGTGTTGAATTGGGGTTTTGATGTCGAGTTGTAGATCGACGAACCGTTAACCTCGATATCGACGATGACGGGTGCCGTCGATCCCGCTGTTTCTATATATCCGTTCTCTCCGGTAATCGTAAGATTGCGGCCAGACACCAACCAATCGTATTCCTGTACTACGATGTTTTCCGTTCCGCCCGTCGATCCATACCCGGCGTTGAATGAAATATCGTACGGAGTGCCTATAAGACCGGAACCATCCGAATTCACGGGGATGTTCGAGGATGACGTTCCCGTGTCTAACGCGGCGGCGGTGCCTAATTGATTCGTTGAGGCGGCGGCAATGGCAGACCGAGCCGTCGATTCGTCCGTCGAACCGAGAAACGAGGTCATGAAAGACGAGATGACCGCCGTGGTGCCGGACAGGGTAAGAGAGACGAATTCGATGGCGCCAGTGGAATCGAACGAAAGGAACTTCCCGGCACGTTCGGAAACCGTGCCCATGTTCCCAATGACACCCGTATCGTTCGCGGGCTGCGCGATCACGCGGGCTTGATTGGAATTGATCTGCTGAATGACCGCCCACAGCTTATCCAGTTCGGTATTCAGCGTTTGAATGTTCAGCGTGTTCGATGGATACGGAAAGTCGCCGGTCCGTTCATCCGGCACGGTGCGGACCAAGGTAACAACCTCGGTCGTTACCCCGCCCAGGACGATGGACCCGCCATTGTACCCACCATCGATGGCCGTGCCGGTGGTGGCGAATTGGGTTGAACTGGACGGTGACGCCGAATAGGAAAGCTCGGTGGACCCGGAATAGACCTGAAAATCGGTCAGGCTGAACCACGCCCATGTCGAGGGGATCGTCCTCGTCAGCGACGTGGAGGCGGTAAATACCGTTCTGGGGTCGATATCGTTGACGACGACGTGGGCCATGCTTCACCTCTCGGGCAAAGCATGGCGAAACCCCGCGAAACCCGCACAGGACGGGGGCTATTGCTGGATTTTTGACCCTTCCGAGCGGCGAGCGTCCAAGAGCGCCCGAAAGTCCCTAAATTCGGGATCGTTAATGATTGACGACCGCGCCAAGGCCCTAAATTGGCTGACGGTACTCTTTATGAAATCGGCCTTCCCCCCGTCCTTCCCGTCGGAAAGTGACTCGTATACTGGGGAAAGGGCATGGTTCCCCGACACCACTTCATTGAGAAAGTCCTTGGCTCCGACACCCCATGCGGGATGCTTCAATTCATTCCCGGCCAATCTTTCATAGGCGTCCTTGACATCAGGGAAATCGCGAAGGTTCATCGGAACCCCATTGAAATCCGCCTTCGTCGGTATCCTGCGTATATCCAGATTCAGCCGCGAAATTTCAGCGTCTATTGGACTATCCTTGACCTTGCTCATGGTGAACGGTGACAGCGCATCGTAAGCCCTCCCCCAAACCTCGTCCGGCTTCTTCTCCTTCCCCCACAAATCCCTGGCTGGTTTCAGCTTGGAAGAAAGCCCAATGAGCCTAGTTTGCACATATTCCCACGGGTCGTTGAATTCTCTTACGACGGGGTCAGACACCCTCTCAACGACACTCAACGCAGAACCGAACGGCATCATGGAACCGACCGTCTGATTGATGACGTTCGCCACGGCCTTTGGGTTTTGGTCGCCGGATGAAATCGCGTCGATAACCCGCGCCATCCCGTCGAAATATGTTTTGTTGATCACCGTCTTGGAGAACGCGCCGACGGCCGCTCCGGCAATTTCATGCCATTCGTCCAACTCATCCGGCTCAAGATCGTAACGCTTTGCCATTTCGGCCATCGTCGAAGACGCGCCGAACACTGTCCCGAACGGATCGGTTCTATTATAGGAAACCCACTTGTTGCCGACCTTAATGGAAAACGGTTGCCACCCCTGGCGCTGTAATGCTTCGCGCTCTCCGGCGTCGTCGGGTCCGGCCCCGGTAATCAACCCGGAGAATGCGAGATCGGATACAACCATCATGGTTGTCGTGCCCACGGCCATCCTTGCCAATGCGAGATCGGCCCTGGCCCCGCCAGCCTGCAAATCGGCCCGAACGGATTCCATGAACGGAGCGAGCGGCGTTCTTTCCCATGTCCTATTCAAGATGTTCGCGGGGGTTCTGAGAAACGGCATGAACAAGAATGTCGGGTTCATGCTACCGGATTGGCGAACCTGCATCAGAGCCTTTGCGATCTTCCCCGGTTCGTTCGTGAACGTGTTGTAAAGGGCCGCATCCGCCGACGCGAGCCTGATGTTCTCCGGTGGGTTTTGAACGATCTCTGCCATTCGGCGGAACCTGTCTGGTCCGGTCAACCCCTCGGATGTGGCCTGTCTCAATGCTTGCGCGTGAAGTTCCGCGCGATAACCAACGGTTTTAAAAAATTCATCCTCCGCGCCCAACAGCCTTCCGGGGACTCTCGTCGCCGTGCCGATAAAATCGACGGCCCGCCCCAATCCGGTTTCAACGAATTTCTCCGTTTCGGCAACCGATAAGCCCCTCTCCCGCGCAATCGTTCGGGACGAAATCGCGGGGTCTCTCGGTAGGTCTACCTTCCCCAACGCGGAGCCTGTTTCTCCAGAACGGATGGACTTCCCCGCCATCCTGAAGGCGTCCCTCAAGGAGGAAACAAGCCCGTAAGTCATCGCCACCGCTTCGCCCTCGACAACGCCGAGCCCGATCCGCTCGGCAATCGCCCGTTCCCCAATCTGCAAAACGGCGAAGGCCGTGTTCGATGCTGTGTTGACAATGTGCGTGGAAGGAGACCAGAGAAGGCCGTGAACGAAACTTTCTTGAACCATTTCCTTCGTTGTCGCGGCCCATCCTTTTCTGATTGTGGCGTTCAATGCCGCCGAACCCACGCCTAGATCGGATAGCTTTGCAAGACTACGCGCCATCTCCTGCGACAAAGGAGAACCTCCCGAGGATTCGAGTAGCTGCTGAATCGCTCGCGCCTTTTCAACACCGCCACCGGCCGGTATGGACCATGCTTGCAGCGCCCTAGCGGTTTCCGTTCTGGCACCTATGACTTCGGTTTGAACGGCGCTATGAAGCGCCATCATCTTACGGAAGTTGAATTGGTCAACAGCCCCCGCATTCGGTTCGGCTGCCTTTTTAGCGGCCTCAAGAAGTTTTTCCGACGAAGCGGCCCAAAGTTTTCTAGCGGCAAGACTCTCCTCCGCATTGAACCCTTGACCCTGCCTTCTGTTAAGGACATCGGACACCGACATCCCCAACTCGTCTGCAAGTTTTTGAGTCTCGGCATTTGATTGAACACCCCTTCTCGCCTTGTCGATATCCTTCGCGAAAATATTGGTCGTTTTGGAAATCAGGTTTTTAACGTCATCCGCCGTTTCGATTTTGGCGAAGTTGACGTATACCTTCGATCCTTCCGATTCACCTATTTCAACAAGAGTCGTCGGGGAAACGTCTGCCGTTTCTTTTTCGGCCTTCCGCATGGACACGACGGGCTTGCTGGAATCCCCAAGAATCGAGAAGTCCTCGTCTTTCACGGTGCCATATTTCAATCTCGCCTCGGCCATCGGGTCTATCTTTGCCTTGCCTATAGACTTCCCGACGGCACGAATGCCCTGGAATACACCCTCCCCGATCAAGCCGAAACCGGCGCCCTCGACACCCTTTTTAAGCCTGTTCAATGCTTCGGGGTCGTCCGGATTCGTCGCGAGAAATTCAGTTACCGAATTCTTTAGCGACGGAACGGATTGAATAAGGTTGGAAAGCCCTTCCGATGTGGGGTCGGCGGTCACGGCCTCTGACAACGCCCCCCCCGCGACCGAAGCCGCAGCCGCTCCCAAACCCACACCACGCATCGCACGAAAGGCCGGAACGAACCCGGTGAGAAACCTTGCGCCCTCGCGCACAACGCCGCCGGTTATGCTATCCGGCTGGTCAACGGTGGGAATTTCATAACGCGGAAGTTCGGCGACGTTTTTTTCCAACCACTCCACAAGCGGATCGGCCATCTTGAGCGCGTTCACGACGGCATCGTTCACACCGCCGACGATCTGCTTCGGTGCTTCAGAAAGCCCCCGCCCGATATCCTTGACCACACCCATGGCGCCACCGCCCTGATCTTGGGGTTTGGCGGGGGGCGCGTCCTCTCCGCCCGGAGGGGTCGAATCGACGCGAGAGAGAAGTTCTCCCAGCGCCGCGTCACCAGGGGCGCGGCTGCGCTTATCCAGATAGATCGCGCCTAAATCATTGTTCATTTTTCTTAGGTCCTACTTTCGGTCGTTTCGCTACCGCATCCCGCCAACGCTTCAGGATTTCCGCCTCTCGCCTTATCTGCGAGTCGGTTAACTCCCCTGACCTGTATGCCTTGACGATGGCCTGCTCCGTCGCATCTAGATTTGGATTGTTTCTGGTCCCGACGAAGTATTTAGGCAGAGGCATGGATACGGAGAGTTGATCCCAAGCGACGAATTGGAATCTTTGCTTAACCTCATCCCGAAGTAAAAATATTTCAGGATCGGACATAGGCGGCTTGTTTTCCGACCGGCGGCGTTCGTTTTCCTCTGTGAACTGGCGACGGAACATTTCCATGGCGTCGGCCTTCCTTTGGTGAGCGGCTGGGTCTTGAACCAGGGGGCTTACCGCAAACGCATCCTTAAGATTGTCCTCGGCGACTCTGTAGGCATTCTTCGGTCCTGCGGCCGAAAGCAGTTCGCGATTCTTCAAAATCATGGTTCTGGCGGTTTCGTGCTTTAGGTAGCCTGAGTCCTGGGCCGCGACGATCTCGCTTGTCACATCCTCGCCGTCGCGCATTCTCCTATCCAACGAATCGAATATTGGGAGATCGTCCTTCACGGCATCGGGTTTCGTCATGGCAGTAACGCCTGAATGGAAATCCGCCTTGGACAGGTTGCCACGGTTGGCAAGGACCCAATCGAGTGTGAGTTTGTTTTTCGCCCCAAGTTCGACCATGGTTTTGGCGGTGTCTTCCTCGCGCAGTTTAACCGCCCTATCCGCTATCGTTTGAATCTTGTCTTGAGCGGAAACCTGTTCACGTAAATACTCCTGGCCTTGATTCAAAAGCTGCGCGCGGATTTTCGGATTCCCGATTTGAGACTTATCGCCGAAAAACTCGTTTAACTCGCTCCACGCCGAGGCGTACCCGAAACGCTTAAGGGTTTCTCGATTGAACGCGAGCATTGTTTGCCCGTTCGAAGAATCCTCAAGATCGGCGAATTCCGCTCTTACATGATCGCGCGAAAGGAATTTTCCATCGACCAAGGCTTGCCCGGCTTCCTCATACCGTTGCTTGGCGGCGGCGGCTTGCTCGGTCCCACCAAGCCCCCTGGACGACAAATCGAGAATTTGCGAGGCGTAAAATTTACGATTCGATTGCAGGGAGTCCAACTGAACCGCCCTGCCCCTTTCCGCGTCGGCTGTTAGAGACCGCGCGTAAAGGCTGGTTGCTGTTTCCTTGAGGGCCGGGGCTATGCGTGTTCTAAGGTTTTCGGGAACGCCCTGCAAAACGCCCTCGATATGCGCTTCGGATAGAGACTTCACTCTGTCCGGGCTTGTGTTGTTGGCGGCAAAGATTTCGACCAGCCGTTCGCGATTCCTTACCTCAACATCCGCAATATACGCCCGCTCGGCAACCAGCCGATCACGTTCCGCCTCTGCATTCAAATGAGCCCCAATGGAACCAAGCCCACGCCCAAAATCGGCCAAGCCTTCCCCGGTATTACCTGGGCGAATAATCCCTGTGTTTTGGATTATTTCCTTGGCTACATATTCAGGAAGCTTGGCCATTTAGGTGTTCCGTTTCGGTTTGTAGTTGTGTAAAATTCCGTCATGCGGTCTTTTCTGTTCTTAGCGGTTTTTTTGTCTGCCTTCGGCGGCGCCGCCGCGAGCATGACCCAGGCCGAAATTGACGAACTGAATGCGGTCATAGAGCATAATGTTTGCACCGGCTTGATCGGCCCCCAATACGTCGTTCATTTCAATCACTGCTTCCCACCGCAAATCACCGAAGAGCAGGCTAGAAAAATCATACTTTCACGCCAGAAAGCGATTTCGCCGCCCCGCCAACCCCGCCAAGAAACGCACCCGTCCCCTGAACAGCCGCCTGCGCCCCCGCCAATCCATAGCGACGGGCGCGGGAAAGAATATTGATCTTGGACGTGCTTATATCCTCTTCCGCCTGTTGCTTCGTTCCTTCCTGAATCGCCTGTTGACTTCCGCCGAACAATTCGATTCCACGGGAAGCGAAGATCGCTCGCTGGCTGGCGAGGACGGTATTCAACTGCCTGCGGCGCTGCAATTCATCCTGGGCGGCGGCGGTTCGTGCATTCGCGGCTTCTTCCTCGTATTGGGCCTCAAGGAACTCCGCGCCCTGCATCCCCTGTACACCGCCAGCCAGGGATGAAACGGCACCCAGGCCGGAAAAGACGTTGCCGAGCGTGAGCCAGGATGGAATAGCCGATGCAGCAGCGGCGCCGGCGCCCGCCGCCTGCGCCGTTCCGAAGGCGAAGGGGACAGACGACGCCGCCGTGTAGCCTAGACCGGAAGCACCAATCGCACCCGCCGCCGCGCTACCGGCACCCGCAGCACTCGCGGCCGTGGCAGCACTCGCGGCCGAAGCCGCGCCCGCACTTGCCCCCGCACCCGGGAGTAAACCAAAGCCGCCCGTTGCGAGTCCAAGACCGCCGATTGCCAAAGCCGGTACAAGCATTCTTCCCATGGCCTACCTCACCCGTTAACCATGACTTCGCGAGTCATGCCTAGAACCGTTACCTTTGCAGGCGTGTCGATGTTCAACGTGCATTGCGCGTTTTCGTCGTATCCCGAGAAGTGGACCGTCAATAGCCCCGTCTTCGTGGGGGCGGGTTCGTCAAACGCATCGCCCGCGAAATCGAGATAAACGTCCTGGCCGTCCACGGTGAACCCGGCAGACCTGTCAACCTGGAAATGCGCGCGGATCAGGCTTACCACCCGACCCTTCGAGGTTCCGTCGTCAAGATCGAAATGCGCGGGCATCGGCTTGATTTGCTGCGTGAACGGAAACCCGATGTTGACCCCTGTGGTCGATAGGTCGGCATCGTCCAGCGTCACGGCGCCCGACGAGGAAACCGTGGCCGTTCCCAGGTAGTGCCCTTGAGAGCAAACCGAAACCGTTTGACCGGCGTATTCCGTTGCACCGGAGAATGTACTCGCCCCGGCCGTGCTTCCCGCATCGAGATACTTCTGGCAGTCCAGCGCGCAGCCGGTATCGGAAAATTTCTCCAGGGTGACGACGGCGGAACCGGTGGTCATTTCACGACTGACAGCAAGAAATACTTCCGTATCCACGTCGCGGATCGAAAGAACCGTCCCGTCCGTCTGCCACGGCACCCATGACGCCAGCTTTTCTTCGCGAACGGAATGGAAGCACGATATCTGCCCCGACGACGTAAGAAGCATCGCGTACTGCTCAGGAGAACCCGACCGGCCATAGAGAACAGACAGCGCCGTTGGGGCGGAATAGGTAGACCCGCCGGTAATCAGATCGTTCGCCAGAAGGGAAACCGGACGTGCGGAATACGCCTGTAGCGTGTCTTCCCACAACGCCTCCCTGGCTACCGATCCGGTGTTCTGGATGAACAGGAACGCCTCGTCGAACATCCTCGGCTTGAGTTGGGCGGAGCCGTACGGCTGTTGTTCCAGAACCGAGAAGTTCCCAGGCGTCAACGGTGACGTGGGAGAGGTCGGGACGTAGTAGAACGAGCGGTCCCCGAATAACGTCAGGAACCTTCCCCTCACCGCGTATCTGGCCCTTGCGCCCGCGACACCTTCCCAAATCGCTTCGTCGTCCTGACCGGAGCCCACGTCGAAGTTGAAATAAGACCCGATCTTCGACAGCCAGATTCCCGAGGGACGGGACTTCGCGCCCCAAAACACCAGACGATCGGGAAAGAACGTCGCATCGATAGGCCACCCCCGATAAGCCGAGAACGCCTGTTCGTCCCAATCGTCGGTGGCATTCGTCGAGGAAAGCGTTTCCTTCACGACACCTGAGGAAATAGTGCCGGACGTGACGGTACTGATCGTGATTTGCTTTCCAGCCTTGCGGATGACGTTCCCGATCATCCCGGTGGTGAAGAAGTCGTCCGATGTCGTTAACGTGACGCCGCTGGACGTGGCGGAGGCGGAGATCGTCACGCTGGACGCCGCGTACTTGTAGAACGGCTGATAGATCGGATACCCGGTTATCGTCCCCGTCGATTCGAAATCGAACGAGAAATTTGCCTGGGTAAACGTCGTCGATCCGGTGCGTGTGATGACCTGGGGCTGAAGGTCTTCGTGCGTCAGGATCAGGGTATTGCCGTCATAGGTCCAATTCAGCTTGCCGTCGGTGATCATCCCCGACGTGAGCGAGGACACCGTGACGGTGTTCAACAACTCACCCGTGGTGCCGTAAACGTCCAGCGCCCCCGACCGAGCCCAGATCGGATAACGCTGCGTCGGAGAGAACACGAAGTCGATCAGCACCCCATAAGTCGAGCCGAGGGTGTTGAGATAAAGCGTTTCCGGGCGCGTCCTAACCCCACCCTGAGCGAGGGGCGCCATGTTCAACAGGGATTCCGCCCCGTTGGTGGTGAACGTCTTGTCGTACCTCGCCGCCATCAGTGGGCTTAGTTGCCCGTGATGGAACGAGGTCTGCGCCTGCCTGACCTTCCTTCCCATGGCTAGAGCCTGCGGACGGCATTGAGGCGCGACGGCGGGAACTGCCGCGCGGTCTGTTGCGCGTAATCCCTGTTGCGGGCTTTCGGCATGGTGACTTGATGGAGGTGCTTGCGGCGGGTTTCGGCCATGTCCGGATCGGCCGCGACCGCCTGCCACAGCACAACCTCCATCGCCTCGGTAATGACCTCTGTGAAGTACGCGGGCCAGTAGGACTCCGCGAACGAAGCGGTGTAGACGCAGATCAGGGTGTGGGATTCGTCGTAATCGCAGGCGATCTTGTCCTGATCGCGCTCGAAAATAATCGGCGGGCCGTTTTCCAAGAAGATTCCACGGACGGTCAGAAGATCGGCCGGAAGCTGCCAATAATCGTCCCATCCCGTGGCGGGAACCTCGGCCAAGTGATCCAAGGCAACCCGTTTCCGGGCGAACGACCAGTCGTATTCCGAAAGGATGGATTCGACCAAAAGGCGGTATTCGGACCCGCAGACGTTCGATTCCGTCGTGTTGTCATCGAACGACGAAATGACGCTCCCGCGCACCCGGCGCAGGGCCCTATTGCAAATATCGAATTCAGTTACCGCCATGCCGGGATTGTGTCGGGAACGGCGGTTTCCCGCACAGGACGGGGACTAAGCAGCCTTCAGGGCCTCAAGGATGGCGTCCTTGGACATGCCCCAGGTGTTAATCCCCCTCTCCTTGGCCTTGGCGCGAAGGGCATTGATATCCCCATCGTCGATTTCCGCCTTGACCTGAAACGGGTTATCGGGCGGGCCGATGACCTTGGGACTGTTGGACTTCACCACCGCCTCGAACGTACCGTCCGGGCAGGCCACCTTGACCCAATCCCCAACATCCAGTTCGGACCAGTTGCGGAAATAGTCCGGTTCGATGGTCTGAAGCATCGAATCCGTCGAACGATAGCCGAAGACCCGAATGGCGGTGCCGCCGCCCAGCAGTTCCTTGTTGCGATGAGAGAAGGGCATGCGGACTCCTTAAAGTTTCTGGACCATGGTGCGGGTCCACCAATCGTGTGCTTCCAGGGCGCCCATCGAATGCGCGGTCTTCAGTTCACCCGATTTTGCCATCTGCTGGCCCTGCGACAGGTGGAAGGTGATTTCCTTCCTTCGCGCCATGGCCTTCTTGTAGGCCGGGGACTCGCAGTTGTCGGGATAGATCGGGTTGCCGAAGAACAGATCGGATTGAGGCGGGACCACGATCTGAATGCCCCTGATCCGGCATTCGCGGATGAAGAACATGCACCCCGCCCGCTGCATAGCGTATTCCTCGGTCAGGGCCATATCCACGCCCCACAAGCCGATGACCTTGGGGTTATCCAAGATCGCATCGGCCATCATCCAGGCGATGGATGAGGTCATAAATTCCGGCCCGAAAGTGTCGATGATTTCCTTTCTGCGGATCAACCCCGCCTTGGGTATCGCCTGGGATGGTTTCATTAGCCTGACATCGGCGCCCTTCTCCGACACCTCCGCCAGCCAGCGGATATGCCGGATGGTGTCGGGCGTGAAGTCCGGGTTGTTTTCCTTGTCGATGATCCACATGGGATCGTGGACTTCGTACCAGCGATGCCAACCCGGGGTAACTTTGTTGGGGTCCATCCCGATACAACGGACATGCCAATCGTTCGGGTCGAACGGGCAACCGGGTTCGGGGAAGGGTGTGGATTGGCGGGACGAGGGAGCGGTCCCGACGATGGCGATCTTTTCGAAGGAATCCCCGGAGCCCGAAGGCCCCGGGGGAGTCGAGGAAGGAGACGTTTCGTTGACTGACACGGTGTTCCTTTAGGTCGAGGGTTGCCAGACTTTCGCGGTGATCGAGGTGCCGTCCACCGTGCCCATGACGGCACGTTGCGCCCAGATCGAGGTCGAGACGGCTTCGAGCATCACGGCATCGCCCTTGCCGGCGAGAGTGATCGCGCCGTTGGTCGAGCCGTTGCCGTCCAGAATGGTCGCGCCCGTGCTGGACAAGATCGCCGTTCCCGTCGAGGAGGCGTCGATCTGGTAGACCACGACATCCCCGGCGTTGGCCGGAGCCGGGACCAGGAATGTCAAGGACTGCGTGGTAGCGATCAGGTTCGTGCCAAAGCCGTTCAATGTGGTCGCGGTCGAAGAGTGAGCCGTGACCGTCTTGATCGGGCCATCGGGGACAAGAGCCGCCGTGGTGCCGTTGGACGTGACCTTGAACACGCCATTGCCATCGGACGCGAGGATTTTAACGCGGTCTCCCGACTTCAGCATGTTGCCCGTGAGGGAAGCCACGGTGAAGTAGTCGGCCGCGACGATGGTGGACATCGCCTCGCCGGTCGAATCGTACACGAAGTCCTTGTAAAGGCCGGTGACGTTCGTGCAGTGGAGTTTGGTTGCTGTGACTGCCATGATACCTACTCCTTACGAGCCTTCGTTGATGAGAAGGCGCTGCTGGCCGTCGCCGTCGATGGTGACGTACCCGAAGCTGGACATGGCGTTCACCAACCACGACGCCTTGGAGGGCACATAGTTGATTTCAACGCCGATATCCTGACCGATACCCTTGCCGATGGCGTCTTTGTGCCACGACACGATGTACCGGGAGGTGCCCGAAATGGTCAGGCCGGTGTGGTAGTTCCACATCGAACCCATCCACTTGCGACCGCCCCACGGGTTTCCGGCCAGCGGCGTGGCGCCGACGTATTCCGCTCGGGCAAACTGATCGACGGTCAGCATCTTTTCCCACACCTGGATCGACACGGCACTAAACAACATGCCGTCATCCAGCGCGACATCGCGGGCGCCGATATTTCCGATGTGGTCGGAGAAGATCGCCGTCACGGTGCCGTTCGTCGAGGAAATCGCCGAAAGGTTCTGCGCCGTGGAAGTGTTCGTGGTGGCTTCCAGACAGGTCGTGATCAGTTTCGCGTCGTCCTGGCGACCCAGGGCGGCAACGGCCGTGCGCTGCATCGCGCCGCGTTCGTCGTGCCGGATTTTCAGCATATCCAGCTTGTCGATGTACTGCGGAGCGTAGTAATCCGCGAGCGTGGCGGTGACGGTGCTGTGTTCCGGGTTCATCGGCGTCACGTCGGAGTTGCGGCCCTTCGTGGTCGCAGCGCCCTTGCCGATGTTCTGGAATACGACGGAGGCAGAACCTTCGGCATTAGCCGTTCGGTACGTGCCCATGAATTTCGGCCCCATACGCTGATAAGCCAACTTGGCTTCAGCTTCGTACTGGACCGCAAAGGCATCATCAATATCGTTGGCCATGGGTTTCCCTTTCACTCCAACGGTTAAAGTTTCCGTCGATGCTTCCGGGTGTCCCTCCTTCAGCTTGGATCGGGTATCCCTTACGGGGCCGAGCCGCACATGGTCGGGGCCTTCGCGTCGAATCTCGCGAGCATAAAATCACGGTGTCCGAAACACCGCACAGGACGGGGGTGGTTAGGATTGCTTGATCGCCAGAAAGCTTTGCCAATGGCCGGAAACCGTGGTGTTGTCG